AAGTTTCTACGTCATGCGCCATGCGAGGCTTGCGGCAGTAGCGATTCAAAGGCAGAATATGCCGATGGCACTGGCTACTGTTTCAACATCAATTGTAGGACTTATTTTAAGGCTTCTGACGGCTCCGCTAGTGCTCAGAATAGGGTGATACCAATGGATGACTATAAAGCCAGCCAAGAGGCTAAAAAGGCCGTTTCTGGGCAAGTTCTGTCGATACCTGATCGTGGTATCACTAAAGCCACCTGTGAGGCCTACGGTGTCATGCAGTCAGGGCCTCATCACTACTACCCTTATACGGACTCTAAAGGTAATGATGTGGCATGGAAGATTAGAGATGTCCCTAATAAACAGTTCCGATCTCAAGGCAACATCAAGGATGCTATCTTATTCGGACAAGCTAACTGGAACAGTGGCGGTAAATTTGTGACCATCACAGAAGGCGAGTTAGATGCGCTTGCGGCATTTCAGATGATGGGATCAAAGTATCCTGTTGTCAGCATTAAGAATGGTGCATCGTCAGCCGTCAAAGACTGCCAAGCACAGTATGAGTGGCTTGATAGCTTTGAGACTATAGTCCTAGCCTTTGATGCTGATGAAGCTGGCTCCGAAGCTGCCTCAAAGGTTGCTGAACTGTTCGGAAGCAAAGTCAGGATCATGAAGATGCAGCAAGGCTTCAAAGATGCCTGCGACTATCTCAAGGACAATAAGTCTGCCGAGTTTGTGAAGCAGTGGTGGTCTGCTGAGAAGTATGTCCCTGATGGCATTATCGATGGTGCAGACCTGCTTGAATTGGTGATGCAGCCGCTACCAAAGGCACAGGCGCACTATCCTTATCTTGGCCTAAATCAGATGACAGGCGGTATCAGGCAGCAAGAGATGGTGGTAGTCACTGCTGGCTCCGGTCTTGGCAAGTCACAATTCATGCGTGAAGTTATATGGCAGCTACTGTGTGAAACCCAAGACAACATCGGCGTGATGTTCCTGGAGGAATCAGTCAAGCGCACTGCTCTGTCGATTATGTCGCTGGCTGTCAATAAGCCTTTACACCTAAGCGAGGTAGAAATTGATGACACTCAAAAGAAAGAGGCATTCGACAAAACACTCGGATCGCATAGACTCTATTTTTATGATTGCTTTGGCTCTACTGCTATTGACAACATTATCAATCGGGTTCGCTACTTTGCTCGTGGACTTAATTGCCGCTATATCCTACTTGACCATGTGAGCATCGTGGTGTCAGATCAGGCTCACGGCGATGAACGCAAGGCCATAGATGAGATCATGACCAAGCTGCGAATGATCGTGCAAGAGACAGGCGTGTGTTTGTTTGTGGTGTCCCACTTACGCAGGCCAGACGGCAAAGGCCATGAGGAAGGTGCTGCAACCAGCTTGAATCAATTGCGTGGATCTGGTAGTATTGGACAATTAGCAGATATGGTGTTAGGATTGGAAAGAGCAGCACAGCATGAAGATCCTATTGAGCGCAACACCACTAGGGTCAGGGTTATCAAGAATCGCTATTCAGGCGAGACTGGTAAGGCTTGTGCCGTGCTCTATGATCGCTACACTGGCAGAATGAACGAGATAAATGAGGCCTCGTTATGAATCAAGAAAAAGTTAAAGAATTTTTCTTTTACGATGACGGTCATTTATATTGGAAAGTTGATAGAGGACGAAAAAAAACTTTTGGAAAAAAAGCAGGGAGCATAAACAAAGTAACTAAATACTGGCGTGTTAAAATTTTTAACAAAGATTATTTATTACATCGCTTAATATTTTTATATCACAAAGGAACAATGCCTCCCTATCTAGACCACATTGATGGAAACAAATTGAATAATAGGATAGAAAACTTAAGAGAAGCAACTATTTCACAAAACAATTTTAATTCTAAAAAATATAAAAACAACAGTAGCGGAGTTAAAAATGTATATTGGTTTAAACCTACTGAACAATGGGTTTCCAGATTAAGATCAGGAAGAAAAAATGTTTTTTTAAAATATTGTGATACACTTGAAGAAGCTGAATTAGTTTTAAAAGAAGCACGAAAAAAATATCATGGTGAGTTTGCAAACGATGGTATTAAATAAGGAAAACACATGACATCATCACTGATTATAGGATTGGTTGCGTTGGTATCTTCTTTTCTGAAAGGTCTAAAGTAATGTACTCCGACTGGTCTACACACAAGTTGCTTGTCAACATCGAAGAGCGTGATAAAGAGATTGCTTCGTTGGAAGAGGCAGTTATTATCTTGAACACTCAGCGCAACGATGAGGAAGAGCGCACCAAAGTAGCAGTAAAGTTTCTGTGGTCATTGCTGCATCCAGAAGAGTTTGGATGGGCAGTGTCTCAGGAAGTCCGTAAAGAAGTAAAACAAACCTTAATTAACTTAGGAGAATTTTATGAAAGAGATGAAATTAAAAGTTGAGAACTATTTGGGCTTTGATGACGATGGTTACCTGGAGGCAACGATGTTTGTTGGCAACGATGATAATCCTATCATTAATGAGAAGTTTAATATGAAAGATATTGTTAAAGAGTTCATTAATGTACGCTCCAGTGACACTGGTTTTGATAAACTTTGCCTAAAGCAACGTGATCTGCTGGTGAAAACACTAGAGCAGTCTATTGAAATGCTCAAGAAGGCCGCATGAGCGCCTGGCTCATAGCGATCATAGGAGTTGTCTATGCGATTGTGGCTGCTGACTTACTTTGGCGTGGTAACATTGGTCTTGGGATTGCTTTTATTGGCTATTCACTTGGGAATGTTGGACTCTATCTTGCTGCTAAGGCGGTGACATGAAAACCTATTGGATTGAACAATTAGCACACCTGCACGCACAAAGTGCAGCCATCTTCGTTTTATTTATGTTATGTGTTATTATCTTTGCACTTTGGAGGTCTTATGGTGAAGGTTAGTGGTGTCCCTTACGATGTTAAGATGGAACTTACTGATGAGCGCATTCTTGAGTTAGCTAGGGAGTGTGGAGCATCGAAGGTCTTTGTTGCTGGCTTCTCAATAGCTGGTAATGCTAAGATCATTGATTTTGCAAGACGCATTGTCGAGGAGGTTTCTAAAGGATGAACCCATTAAGCGTTACTTCGGCACTAAATAAGAACGGCGTATTAACATTGTATGTACTAATGGATGACGGCACAATTCTGAAAAAGGCAGAAGATGAACAACGATGGTCAGAGGTCAGTAGTGTTCTTGGACATAGAAACGAACAGCCAAGCAAGCCAGATCTGGTTGTGCGTAACAAAGGATCAAAGAAGCGGAAGGATTGAATGTCATCACAAGGCCGACACTTTATTAAAAACATTAGAGGACAATCCGTTAGTAGTAGCGCACAACGGAATCTTCTTCGACTTCCCGATATTGAACAGGCTATGGAATACGAAGATCAAAGCATCGATGTGCGTAGATACCCTAGTCATGTCAAGGCTGATGAGTCCAAACCGAGAAAACGGACACAGCCTCGCAGCGTGGGCAACAAGGCTGGGAACAAACAAAATTGAGTTCACTGACTTTGATGGTGGCCTCACGCCTGAGATGCAAGAGTACTGTGTCAGGGATGTCGAAGTATTGGAAAAGGTCTATAACACTTTATTAGAGGAACAACAGCGATATGGATTCTCGCAACAGAGCATCGATCTGGAGCACAAGGTGGCTATCATTATTGCTAGACAAGAGCGCAATGGCTTTAGATTCGATCTGCCTAAAGCTATGGTGCTTCTGGCAGGACTTAAAGATAAAATGGCTTCAATTGAGACATCCCTACAGTTCATCTTTCCGCCTATCGTCACCGAGCGAATTAGTGAAAAAACAGGAAAGAGACTCAAAGATGATGTTGAAGTCTTTAACCCAGGCTCAAGGCAGCAAATCGCCAAGCGGCTCCAAGAAAAAGGATGGCAACCAAAAAAGTTCACAGAAAAAGGCCAAGTGATTGTCGATGAATCTACACTGGCAGGAGTTGATATACCAGAAGCGAGAGCCATTGCCGAATACTTACTCATTCAGAAAAGGGTGGCTATGGTTGAGTCTTGGATTGAAAGTGTATCTGAGGCCCAACGGATTCACGGTAAGGTCATCACCAACGGAGCAGTCACAGGGAGAATGACGCACCACAGCCCTAATATGGCTCAGGTCCCGTCAGTAGGTTCTGAGTATGGTGGCGAATGCAGAGAACTATTTACCGTGCCAGAAGGCTATAAACTTGTTGGCATCGATGCTTCATCGCTGGAGTTGCGGATGTTGGCACACTATATGAAGGATAAAGATTATGCTAAGGAAGTCGTTGAAGGTGACATCCACACCAAAAACCAGAATGCAGCAGGCCTTCAAACAAGAGCGCAAGCGAAAACATTTATCTACGCTTTACTCTATGGTGCAGGGCCTGCCAAGATCGGGAAAATTGTTGGTGGTTCGGCAAAGGATGGTCAGAAACTCATCGATACTTTTCTTCGGAACACTCCAGCTTTGCAAGCACTTCGCAACAAGATTGAAAAGTTATCAGTACAAGGGTCGTTACCAGGTCTTGACGGTAGGAAACTACAAATTCGTTCCGCACACGCAGCACTTAACACGCTACTCCAGGGTGCTGGTGCGATAGTGATGAAGCAGGCTCTGGTGTTGTTGGATGAAGGCATTAGGAAAAAAGGCTTGGATGCCAAGTTCTGTGCCAATGTCCACGATGAATGGCAGTTAGAAGTAGCAGAGAAAGACGCACAAACTGTAGGGGAATTAGGGGTTGACAGCATCAGAAAAGCTGGTGTAGTATTGGGGATGCGGTGTCCCCTAGATGGCGAATACAAGATTGGAACTAACTGGAAGGAAACACATTGACAGAAGAATTTGAAGACCCAGAATCAGCAATCTTTATCGCCGTAATCGATGGTGCAGTCCACATTGCCTACAGCAAAGATTTAGCCGAAGATTTTGATAATATGCTTGACATTTTAGAAACTGCTGCTAAAATGGTTTTGAACGAGCAAAGCAATAATCAGCAGTCTGTATCAAATGTTCACTAACCGAAAGGAAAATTATGAACGATCTAGCAAAACCAGTAAAAGTAAAAGCCACAGTGATGTGGTGTTTCCACAATAAACCCAATGAGATGTCAGGCAAGTTCCAAATGGATCTGTGCAACCTGTCTGACAATGCTGTGAAGGCGTTGGAGTCTCTTGGATTGGATGTGCGTAAGCGTGAAGATAAGCCAGAGAAAGGCTTCTTCGTCACTTGTAAAAGCACTATTCCAATGAAAGTATTCGATGCTGGTGGCAATGATTTGAATAATGTTGCCATTGGTAACGGATCTACGGCTACGGCTGTAGTTGGTACTTATCCTTGGACGTTTAAAAACCGAAAAGGTTTATCAGCGTCTTTGGTTAAGTTGGTTGTTGATAACCTTGTGGCCTATGATGCTGCTGAAGCAGAAGAAGCCGCTGATGAAGTCCTCTAACTTGTTAGGTAAAGGAGAAAAGATGTATATTGTTCGATTCAATGGTAAGAAACTAAATCTTAAGTCGCTGACTGGTTTTAAGAAGTATGAACAGGTTCGCAATGCACTGCGGAAATATCTGCGCTCCAAAGGCCAGACACGCATTCATGGCGCTCTTGGTTACACCATCAGCCGCATCTAACTGATGATTGCACTTGTGGATGGCGACATTGTTGCCTATACCCTCGCGGCTGGTTGTGAGGACTATGACGAAAGTGTTGCTCTCCGCAAGTGCTCCGAATACCTTGAAGAACTTGTCTATGTTCATGCTAATTGTGACGATGCTAATGGGTGGCTTACAGGCCATCAGAACTTTCGTGTCCAGCTAGCCAAGACAAAGCCGTACAAAGGAACCAGAACACAAGAAAAACCAAAGCATCTAAGTTTATTGCGTGAGTACCTTAACTCTGCTTGGAAGTTTGAGATTGAGCAGTATCAAGAAGCCGATGACGCAATAGGCATAGCTGCTTATTCGATGGACCCAGAAGACTATGTTATCTGTACCACAGACAAGGATCTGAACATGATCCGTGGCTGGCACTACAATATGAAGCGCAATGAGAAGTTTTGGGTTGACGAAGACGACACATTGTATAGCTTCTACACACAAGTGCTGACTGGTGATCGTGTCGATAACATACCAGGACTGCATGGGGTTGGTCCGAAAAAGGCAGCAAAGATTCTTAAAGGCCTCAAAACTGAGGACGAGATGTTTGAAGCGGTACTGAAGGCTTATGACAACGATGAAACCTATCTAACGGAGCAGGCACAATTATTATGGATCAGAAGAAAACCAAATCAGGTCTGGAAAAAGCCCCGATAGTCTATGTTGAGTGGGTGGACGCTGTAGCTGATGCAGGCTGGCAAGAAGGCACTAAGACAGAAATACATCGGTGTTACAGCCTTGGCTGGATTGTCTCGGAGTCAGACGATGCGATCTGCATCGCCAACACGGTCAGCATGGACTCCAGCAACGCCAGGATGCACATACCGAAGTCGTGGATTAAAACAAGAAAGGAAGTCA